ATCAATTCTATCAATGCCGTTATGATTAAATGTATATTTAAAATTTGGTTGTATATAATTTAAAGTATTACTAAATCCTCCTCCACAATAATGGCAATCTGATTTTATTAATTTTAAAACTTCTTCGCTTGACAAATTACAAGTTAAACCTCGTTTAATATATCTCTTATTAATTCTTGATTTAAATATTTTTGCACATGTCAATTCTAAATCTTTGCTACTAAATGTATTTTTACTATTCTCAATTAATTTGCATTTTTTACACAATGCTCCTCTTCTTTTAAACTCGTCTAATCTCATAGAAGTTTCTTCGCTACAATTATTACAATTGAATGTAGCAATTGACCTAAGTCTTCCGTTTTTATCTATGGCCGTATTAATTACTGGCATTAGCTTATTAGTTTATTATAAATAGCCGTTCTCGCCTCGTTAATTTTAAATAAATCAAAATGCTTTCTAACGTATTCGCCATTACCATATCCCCAATCTTCTCGCATAGCTTTGCTTTCTGCCATTCGCTTTATATCGCTTTCCCAATGAGTTACTGGAAAGATAGTAGGAATGTCTGCATAAGGATCGCGCTTCATTGCTAGAATCGGAATGTTCTTCGCTCCAGCTTCTAATGCTTTTAAGTTAGACTTTAGCTTATTAAACTTGTTATCAAGCAAAGGAGTTACTAGCATATCTGCCTCCGCATAATGGTTCATATACAAATCAACTGGCAAGCTTTCAAGTATTTTGTATTCTAATCTTTCGTTAGCAGTATAGATATTTGCCATCTCATCCCAATGCCATTTATTAAAATCGTTCCATCCGCAGAGAAGCATTCTAGTATTAGCTACAAATCTTTTGTCTTTTGACAAAGCATAGATAGGAGCTTTCAACTGCTTAATATCTGGATAGTGAGTAATACTTCCAGTATGTGCAATCGTAACCTTTTCATGAGGCATACGCACCGCAGTAAACTGATCCTTATCGAATGGTAAAGCGTTAGGAATTACTTCGCAGTTCTTATTGATTTTGATTATCTCCGCCCATAATCTGGTATGCGTACAAGTGACTAAATCAGCGTGCTTAATAAACGATTTAATAATTGAACCTATACCATTTACCTTATACATTCCGTAGCTTAAATGCTGAGTAAATAACTCCCAGTAGTCATCTATATCTACTACCAATTTAAAGCCATACTTCTGCTTCCATTCAAGAATCTGAATCAAGCTTGCAGTTTCTGAGAAACGATTAACCAAGAAGATATTAATATCCTTCTCTTTAATCATTTCTCCAGTAGGTGTGTCGGTAATCATCGCATACTCTTTAGCCATTGTGGATAAAGGTAAAGCGATTCTGTGATAGGTAACTCCGCTATGCTTGCTTCCGTTTCCTAGTATTCTTATTTGGTTGCTCATTCGTTTTGGTTGGTTGAGTTGCATTTCTTTTCTCCATGAACTTAATGCCTTCATAGTGTGCTTCTAATCGCTTTAGCATATCAAATACACAAGCACCGCACCAAGCATTCAGAACAAATTGCTGATCTAAATTACGCTGGTAAATTCGAGTATATTCATCAAGTACTGGAAAGTCTATATTTCTAGTGAAGCCAAGCTTTACCGCTTCAAAATTAATGATATGCTCTTCTAAGAATTTAATATCTTCTGGATTCATAGCTTTTCTATTTCTTGTTTAACTTCTTTCCAGAATGAAGTTCTACCATGTTGATAGGTAGTTTCATCATGTAATAATGTTTCTTGAATAATTAAATCAACTGCGACAATAGTACATCTTTTAGCTATTCTTCCATCGTTTAATCTGCTAGCATATTCAGCAAATAAACTAAATGCCTTTTCTTTAGGACTCATAGTTTATGTATTAATCTGTAAGAAAGTGCGCCAATAATACCAGCGCTAAAAATTGTAGCTATAAAGCTAACTAAATTGTCTGGCATTAAGTACATAACCATAGCGCTCCAAACTGATAGGCAAGGAACGCAGTTAAATGGCTTGAAGTTTAAGTAAAAGCTTTTATGCAGATTAGTCATGTTGAAAAATACTGCAAAGGTAATCGCTGCTAAAATGATCATGAGTTATATATTTCTTCCGTTACTAATTCCCAGTAAATCTTATCGTCAATCTTTAGCTTCTGATCCTTTACCACTTGGCAAATATACAAAGCTAACTCCTTTGCCATTGGCTTATTACCAGCAAAGTATAAACCGTTATTTATCAAAGATTGCGCTCTCTCATTTGGCTTTAAATTATCTTCCATCTCGTAGCTTCTTTTTAATTACTGTGATTGTCTTGACTACGCTTTGATAAGGAATCTTTGTGCGCCTAGATACTTCTGTTTGATTGAATCCTAAATCTATGTAGGTATCTAGCATAGTATCTTCATACCAAGTAAGATTCTTTCGATTCGATTCTACTTGTATAAATAGCAATTCCTTTGCTTCCTTCGAATTATCTTCTATCTCTGGTATATTCTCGAAGCCATCAATCGCTTCGTACTTAGCGCGGAAGTTCTTAAAAAATGGCTGATTCATCGAAGTCGAATAAATCATGTTTAGCATACATCTTACAAGCCAGAACTTCAAACCACCTACTCCGTTGTTATTATAAATGCTCCAGAATTTCTCATCTGTTATTGAGCATAGATTTACAAACATCTCTTGTCGTAGTTCTTCTCTTAGTGAAGCTGGTTGCATCTTGCGTAGTGCTGAAGCTATCTCCTTACTTTCATAAAGATCTGCAATTAGTTCGCTTCGAGTTTTTGGTATCATGATCTCTTGCGCTCTTGGATTATCATGCAAGTCATAAAAACGATAAAGGCTATCTCCGCAATCCCTACGAAAATAGCCTCAATGATTAATCTATCCATTTAGTTTATTAAGCTCATGCTCCAAATACCAAATGGCTTTAAGCAGATCTTGTTTATGGTTGCCCTTCTTGTCAGCTCTCAAAATATATTTAATCGCGTTACCAGTATTAAAGCTCAAATTAAAGTCATCTATAATATCAATAACTTCAAACTTATTGCCTTGATAGTGTGAAGGCGAATTTACCATATCTTCCTTTGCAGGTTCTACTGGTAAATCTTCAATGATGATTGGCATATCATCCCAGACTTTCTCTACAAATTCTTCCATTTTGTTACAATTTTTTTAGTAGTCAGTACAGGATTCGAACCTGTATAAGGAGTAAGAGGTGTATCTCAACCTTGAGCTGTGCTAATTTCCACCTGTTACCAGGCCACCCCGTATCAAAAAGACTATACACTTTCTCTTATCAACGGTCTTTTGCTACATATGCTCTGCGTCTACCATTCCGCCACCTGACTAAATTTTATTAAATCTAAAAACTTTTTTTTAATTAACAAAGCTAACTTTCTAAAAATCAATATCTAAGCCGTAAGATTTAAGCAAAATATTTAGTTGAGTATTTAATCCTTCATGTTTAATATTGTCCATATCAGCCATTAGCATACCAAGCTTAAAGAACTTTAGCATGACATCTCCAGCCATAACGTGTTGGTCTACTACTTCTTCGTCAGCTCCTTCAGCGTAAAGCTTATCGGTTATGCTAATTAATTCCGTAAGTAAGTTTTGGCTTTTAAATTTAAGAGATTGCTTATTGTAGATAGACTTTCTAAAGTCGTTCTCAATGTGATCTACTAAAGCGTTGGTAAGTCCTGCGTATATCACGAAGGTTTCTCGTTCTGTGAGCTTTTTCATTTGGTTTTGTTTAGTTTATCCTTAATCATTTTGACCTTTAAAAAACTAAGCTTCTGAAGGTATCCCTCGCAAGTTAATAATCTTTCTTTATTTGTTTGCAAGCATTTAGCTAAATCATTTATAAAAACTCCATAGCCCAAGTCTAACTCAGTACCTGGTTCTATCTTCTGTGCATCTATCCAATCTACTGCCTTTTGGTAATTACTCTGAATCTTCATAAATAAATATTTCAATTCTTGGATTCAACTTATCTATTTTCTTAATCATTACAAGCCTTACACAAAGTCTATCGTTCGCTATTATGCCACAACTCTGCAAGCAGTCTAGTATTACCTTAGCTGCATTATCTAAGTCGGAACGATTAGACTGAAAGTAAACAATAATATTAATTCCAAACTCTACGCTTATGGTTTCCCTTATCGTTAGCGTTTGCAACCTAAAGCTTTCTTCGTACTGGAGCAATTGCTTAGACTTGTAAAGCCTATTATTACCAATCTTGTAGCCGTTAGATTTGCTTGGCACTTGGCCGTAGATTATTGCTTGCATGGCGAATTTTTATAGAATCGTTTTTGTACCCATCCATTTCTAATCATTCGGTTACGTTTAAAATCTATATAAGGTCTAAAGTAAAAAAATCCGCATCCGCTTAAAAATACTACTTGTCTTTTATCGCAGTGATCGCATCTGTAAGACATCGTAAACTTATTGCCACTCTTCTTAAATAATCGCTCTATTACTTTGGCGTTGTTTGTCTCTCCACATTCTGTGCATTCAAGCTTGTGGTCTTCGTAAATTATTCTCTCTGTTTTATTTTTCATAAGTTTCGTTATAATAATCTTCTGCTTGACGCGCCGCAGAAAAATCATCTTTTAAATAATCGTATGCATCACCCCATCCTTCTTGATGTGCTTCTATTATCTGCTCTTTCTCCATTTGTTTGGCTTGTTCAACCATTAAATGAATACCTCCAATTTCGTGTGGAAAATATTCTCCCAATTCTTCAATTAACCATTCTACTGCTGTTTGTTTAGTTTCCATTATATCCATATT